AACCACGCATGTAGCAGCTGGTGGCTGTCCTAGTCGACTCGTTTGAGACAGTGCCTAACCCACCTGAGCCTGGCGTGAGGTCTCGAGCGGTCGCGACCCACAACGAGTATGCGCCAGTGTCGCCCTTTACGTACATCGGACCTGGGGCTGGGGTGATCTGCGCGCCGGCTGAATTGGTGTTGGAGTACGACAGCATCGTATCACGCTTCTTGCGACTTGTGATGTTGAGGATGCTTTTCTTCGACATTGGCCGTTTGCGGGTGTAGCGTCGCGTTCTCCCTGTGTAGCGAGAGGGCCGTGCAGAACGGGGTTTGCGGGCGGAACTTCGGTAACCCCGACGGGTTTTGCGGCGATAACGGGAGTAAGCCATTTTGTTGGGGCATGGTGACCGGATGGTCGGGGGCCGTGGCCACTACTTATAGTTGTGTCCTGTGTCCTGTGTCCTGTCTGATAATATTATTTTCGACAGGACACACTTCGTCACATGACTTTTATTCTCAATGCCCGCTATTTTCTCGTTACTTACCCTCAATCTGATGGCCTCGATGAATGGGCCGTTAATGACCATTTCGGATCACTTGGAGCGGAGTGTATCGTGGCCCGAGAGGACCATGCTACTGGAGGTACTCATCTCCATGTTTTCTGCGATTTCGGACGAAAGTTTCGATCCCGACGAGCCGATATCTTTGATGTTGGAGGCTTCCACCCGAACATTGAACGGTCTAAGCGCAATCCTCGCAAGGGTGCACAATACGCGTGCAAAGATGGAGACATTGTTGCAGGAGGACTCGATGTCCCTGGACTCGCCACTAGTCTTGTTCCAGCAGCTCAAGATCCGGGGTCTACTCTTGTCTGCGCGGAGAGTCAGCGAGAATTTTTCGAACTTGCTGAGGACATCTGTCCTTGGGACCTCATCACCAAATTCGGGAGTTTTCACGCATACGCCAAATGGAGGTTCCCGGAGCTGGCAGAACCATATGAGAATCCCGCCGGGTTCGGTCTTGCAGATGGAGCTTTTCCTGACTTGGTTAGCTGGAGAACTGGAGCTTTGGAACACTCAGGTGAGTCTTGTCCGTCGTTCCGGTGAAACGCACGGCCCCTCTCGGCCCTCGGGCCTCGTCCCCCGGAGGGGGGCTCGTGCTATCACCTGCACTCGAGGACGCTTATTTTAGATCTCTACTAGGGGTTTTCGAAGATCATATGCTGACTAAGCGTAGGAGGAAGAATTAAGTCTCTAGTCCTGATCGGGGATGCATTGACTGGGAAGACCACGTGGGCTCGTATGCTAGGCAACCACCTCTACATGAAAGAGAGGTACAACGCCAAGCAGGCTTCCCTAGCTGATGGAGTGGACTATGGTATCATTGATGATATCAGCGGTGGAATAAAGTATTTCCCGCATTGGAAGAGTTGGTTTGGGGGTCAGCCCCACATTCAGGTGAAGATTCTGTACAGGGATGAGAGGCTAGTCAAGTGGGGCAAGCCCCTTATCTGGATTGCTAACAGAGATCCGCGGGATCAGCTGCGCGATATGATCTCACGGGATTATTCTGAAGAGCAGTGCAACAATGATGTGTATTGGATGGAGGGGAATGCTATCTTTGTGGATATCGGGAGGACCTCCATTATTTCTCATGCCAATACAGAGTAGCTGTAGATTCAAATCTCATCAAGTCCGTCGCTGTACCACCTGTTCCTGGTTGAATGAAATCAAGCACATACACATCTCCCATACCTGCCTTGGAGTCGGTGGAGAAGTAGCTTGTTGATTCGGATGTGCCGGACTCATCGTCATCGTACACAAGTGTCTTGTTCATGCCGTGCCATAGCTTCCGTTCGCGGACTACACCGAGGTTGTTACCACTTTGCATAGTCCATGTCTTATCGAACTTCACCGTGATACGTCTTGGATCGGTGGGGGCGGTGACAAAGTCAGACCAATCGACGCCCTGTGCGCCCTTGAAAATGACGCCGTTGATGTTATTCAGGTAGTTGGGGGTATTGTTGATCAAATTGTTGAATAGGAGCCGGACCATGCCATTGGAGTTCTCGAGGAATTGTTGGGACGCGCCAGTGTCGCTACTAGAGGCTAAACGGAAAGGATCGATACCCTTTGACGTAAAAACAATTCGGCGGTGGAACCATGGGAGGCCTGATGACGTCTGGATACGGAGCTTGTCGGATAAACCACGCATGTAGCAGCTGGTGGCTGTCCTAGTCGACTCGTTTGAGACAGTGCCTAACCCACCTGAGCCTGGCGTGAGGTCTCGAGCGGTCGCGACCCACAACGAGTATGCGCCAGTGTC